TCGAGGGGATTTCCGACGCTGCAGCAGAGATCAGACCTTGCTCAGTAAAGGTCAGACACGCCAAGCTGCCAGCAGTGACGCTGTTGGTGATACCGATCAGATCACCGGCTTGATCTAGCCCACGATTGGTGACTGCACCTAACTTCGGGCCGGTGACGGCGTCATTACTTATGCGATTTGTTGTGATCGCCGAAGGAGCGATTTTCTCAGTCGTGCAAGAAGCGTCCTGAAGGGAATTGGTATCTACGGACGAATCCGCCAGTTCACTCGACCCGATGGCATCCGGTGCGATCTGATCTGCCGTGATGCTGTCGCCTTCAATTTTCCCGCCGGGGATGCTGGCGTTGTCGATCAGGGTTACGCCCTTTTCGACCAGCGCCTTAGCCGTTAAGCGTCGGGTCTCTGAAGCCGAGTAGTCGACAACAGCAATGTCGTCGTTTGCCTGAAGATCGGCCTCGTTAAGGACCGGCAGCTCACTAATCTTGAGGTCAGCCACAGACGTTCAGCAGATACCGTTAACCCCAGTCTAGGCGGCTCTTTTATCACTCCTCCTGCTCTAGATCGATAGAGCCTTCCTCTTGATTGTCCTCAAGCTCTAATGTGCCGTCGTTTTCCTGCAGAACACGGTTGGCGATAGAGCGAGAGCGCAGCTGAATTTCGCCGGTGGTTACAAAGTTGATTGTGCTCTCAATGGGTTCTGTCGCAGAAAACTGCATCCCTACATTGGTGACACGAGCGTCGAACTCGTACCAAATCTCATCATCTTCATCACTTTCGCGCCCATAGGGTTTTGGGCAATCACGAATCAAAGTCAGTTTGGCGTGGAACTCACTGCCTAAACGGGTGCGCAGGATCAGCTGATTCATATAAATAGGCATCTCCACGTTGCTTGGCGATACGCCGATATTTGGGTCACAGTCGCGAGCCTCGTAATCGAAAAAGCAGTTGATTGACCCAGAGCCGCTGATCAATCCGCTGACCAGATTTCGGAACTCATCAGACAGAGTCGTGACATCAACTGCTTCACGCTCAGTGTTCAATTCAAATGATCGAACTTGAGCAAGGATCCTGAATTTATTATTTACGACTTCAATTTCAATGGGTATAGTTCGCCCCGGATCGTTCAACGGCACCCTGCCTGCAACCTCCCCAGCCAAGGCTTCATCAAACTCGTTGTATAGTCTGATCGCTCCAACCTCATCGACATAGATATAAAAAATTCCATCTGGGTAGACAGTGTCATCAGACCATCCCGAACTATCTATGAAGTCCAGGTCTGTGTCATCTGTTGATTTGATTTCAACCCGATCACCGGTGATCAGCATCCCGGTTGGATAATCAAAACTAAAACGGTCTTTATTGGTATTGACATCTGATTGCTCAACGTCGCCAAAGACCTCCTCGTCGAACTGAGTGCGCTTTAACTCAACTTGACCGTAGTTACCTAGGAATACTGCCATTTCAAAGAGTCACCGTTTCATAGTCACCGGACATCGTGAATGAGATGTCAGCAGACATCACTTCACCAACCGAGCAAGTGATAACGGCTGAGGTTATGTAGGCGTCAAACTCCAGTTCTTTATCTCCCCAGCCTAATTTGATTCTTGCTTCACCTGGCGTGCCGGTGGTGATGCAGTCATCGAGCACGTCTTGAATCTCTGTATTGTCATCGTGATAAATAAGTGAAGCTGAGCCAGTAGCTGCTTTCAAACCTGGAACATAAAACCTGGCTTCATCACCCAGGTTTGTGACATCGAGCGTGTCGACAGTGCCTGTTAGCGACCACGATCGAACCTTCCCCACCGCTGAGTCATCAACCTCAAGCGTGCCATCTTTGCCGCTGTAAATCGCCATTAGGTCAAAGGGGGCTTAGGTGCAGTCTAGTTGCCGTTGAAAAAGCCAGTAAAGCTACAGCGCACGTTGCATCGACCCACAAACGTCGACTCAACCGTTGGTGGTTCGCTGTATCGCCATTGAAGTGCTCCTTGCTCTTCGATGTAGTCCTGCATGTCTCCATCAATCACACCTGCTACAGCGTTGTCAGTCGTGAACGTGGCGTTGTCCCAGTCATTGTTTACCTCTCGGTAGTGATCAAGAATGTCAGCGGCTTCGGCATCAGTGATGTTGCTAAAACCCAGTTGCAGTGAGCTGTTTACTCGCTGATTGCTGTAACGCATCACCGTGACAGAGCCGTTCTGTGACTGGAACTGCGTTTGTGGGAACCTGCCGGGGCTGTAGGAACGGCTGCTCGGTTTGATGTCTGGGAAGGCTCGTGCTGTCATGGTCAGGACTCCTCAACAAAAGCACTTGGCTCCCAATCTAAATAAGCAATTGTGCCGCTACTGGTCAAAGGCACATGGCTGCCGGTGACTGACACCAATCCATCGTTTGAGTATTCCAGTGACTCTAATTTGTAGACGCGATCACGAGTTGTGGTGTTGTTAATGGTGAAAACGCTGTTCCACAAAGCAGTTTGCTCTGTTCGATTATCAGTCACTTCAATGGTTGCGGTCTTCACTCCCTCTGTTCCAACCTTCCAGTAGAGAATGCTGCTGTCATTGGCTACTGGCGTTGAGGCACTGATGTAGCCCTCGTCGTTAATGCTGCCGTTGTCAAAACGAGAGGTGTGGGTCGTGTGGCTGACCAACCGGAAATACTCTCCAGGCTGCAGGTTCATTGCCGCTTGAGGGGTCGTCTCGAACGTCACTGAATGATCGACTTTGTTGCGCAACAACAGCGCAGTTCGGGCAAACCACAGGGCGTGTGCCTGGCTAGTGCAGAACTGCTGCAGGTCGAAGGTCTCCTCTGGTGCTGAACTGTTTGTGGTGTTCAGTCGTGATGTGATCACCCGAGTGCGCGGGAATCCGTTTGTCTTGTCTTCCCGCCACAGAATGGTTGCCTTGAAATCCTGCCTTTCTTCTGGAGTCAAGAACGACACCTTCAGATCCTTGACATTCCCGTCCGTGAAGAGGGCTTTAATGTCAGGCTTGCCCTTTTTGTTGATCGTGTAATTGGAGTTGTAGGGCACTGCCGGAACCAGGCTAAACCGTCCTCCAATGATCGTGAAATCAAGCAGGTTGTAACCCGCCATTTGAAAGATGAACTCACGTAAATTCAGCCCTTCCGTAATGGCACCGTCCCAGTAGAAACCATTAGCCCTGCAGAATTTGGCGGCGATCTGCATCCGCTCTCGATCAACCTGTGACGTTCCAACTAACGCCCCAGCACCCCGGAATCCGTTGGTCAACAGGTCGTAAGCAATTTCAGGGAACAGGTTGGTCGACTGAGGTAACGCACTGGCAGATCGGTTGCTGCCGTTGTCGTTAATTAACCGCAGAACTTGAATGCCGTTTTTGATGAACGCTGAATAGTTGCTAAAACTGTTCCACTCGGTGGAGGCGTTAATTTGGATTCCGCCGATGGCTAAATTCTGATAATTTGGTTTTCCTTGAGCAATAACCTCATTGCAATACACAATGGAGTGCTCAGGTCCATCCTGGTGTGAGGACTGCTCAGAGTCGTAAATCCAGTAATCAGCTATTGCGTCATAAGGGTTAATTGACGCCTGTGAGTTAGATACTTTTTTGCTTGAAATTGTGATGGTGACCTGCACATCTCTGCAAGCGTTGTAGAAACTTTTTAGCTTGAGTGTGACTCTGTCACCGGTTCTATAGCCAATGCCGGGATTGTTGATGCTCCAGGTTGCAGCACCATTGCGGTAAGCCTTGACACTCACGGTCAAGCCTGTTCCTCTACCACCTCTAGTTGATGCAGTTCCAACCTTAACTGGACTAGGAGTTGTAGTTAGTTTTACTGATTTTTCGATGCTATATGCGTCACCCCGATAATTCCCATCATCGTCTTCAATTTCTTCCCGCAAATCTTTTGCTCTGTATCTATATCCATCTCTATAAATTATATCACTTCTCGAAGTCCCTAAAAAATCATCAAGCCACTCAAACCGCCACATCCTTTCGCCACAATCTTCTGGGCAGTCTTCATCGCAGTCGTAGTTGTACGCTGGCAGAAACGCATAAGAAGCAGGAACATATTCATAGCTGTAGTCAGTTGCTAAGACTCTCCACCGATCCTCGCTAGGGTCGCCATCCTGGCCTCTATTTAGGCTGACAACATCACCAAGTGGTCCAGCTGGTGGTCCTTTTACCCATTCTGAATTGCTGCATTGATCAGGCGTAAGTTTGAACTTAACGCCCTCCCAACTCACGGTGTAGCCATTGCTGGAATAGTCATTTCTATTTCCTGATCGCAGCAAGTAAACAGTTTTATTGATCAGGCTTCTATAAGCTTGATTGCCTGAGTAAGGATGCAACCTGAACTCATATTGGCCAAATTTGTGACTAATTCTGATGAAGTTGTATTGGGCTTGAGGGCTGCGTCCTTTGATGACAAAAACTGTTCCGTCGTTGATGGTCTTCCAGCTTGACCCGCCAATTGGACGGGCTTGCAGGTAGAAGAAACTGAAGCGTGTCACATAGGTACTGATCTGACCGAGCGAAATGTTTGCGTTGTCTCGCTCGTAGCGTCTAATAACGCTTTGATCTGGCTCGCTATTCATATTGGGCGCACCGTTCAAGCGTTTAAACACTGTTGATTTCAAGCCAATCTCGGTCGCATTACAGCTGCGGTTATTTGTAATCGTGCCGATAGCTACGCGCTGAATAGTGCGCACTGCATAAGGCGCATAGGTATTGCCAGCAGATGTCCCATCAATATCTCCTGCATTGCCTTCAATGATGCGGAACGTGTAATCCTTAGTAAGCCCGATGTCCCAAGGTGTGTTGCTGCCCCCGGTGCAAACACCTATCGCATTGCCGAGCAGATACTGCTCACCGATAGTCAATGTTTCATCAGCTTGGATACGGCTGCTTTCGGTTGCAGTGCGTACATCTTCAGTGCCCCATGGGTTGAACTGCTCCGGGTTCTCTCCTGCACTGTCCAGCCTGTAAATGACTGTGCTGCCGCTTCTATACCGAACGTATGCCCGATGGGGGAAGTCCTGCGCAATTTTCCGGCGTTTAGTGGATTGATCTTTTTTGACATCATCCTCAGAATCAGCTAGCTCCAGAACCAGCTCATAACGGACTTTGTATTTCATCCCATTCGGCGTGGGATTAAATACACCAAACTCGACATTGGTATTGGGATTACGGGTGCCACAAAAGAACGGCTCATACCGATTCGTGCCGTTGTAAAAAATAGAAAACACGTCATTGCGGCTATCCGTGGCCAGCGTGCCTTGGCTGTACGCATCACCTCTTAATATCCGTCCACCGTCTCTTCGCCAATAAACCTTCAATTTGGCGTTGGTGTAATTTTCCAACAACGTGTCGCCGATAGCGAGACCGGTGAAGTCTGGAGTTCCGCCAATTGGTCCGGCGCTAAACAACATGATTGCGCTGAGCTGCTGACCGGTTCCGAAGCTCTTGAGTTGAGACCACAGCAGTCTTGAGGCCACCCGCACACCACGACGGGCATAGACAAGCGGAATCACCTCGCCTAAAACTGCCGTCTCTTGGACGCTAGAAAAATTATTTGTCGGAGTGAACCGCTGCCGACCTGTGATGCTCTCGGTCTGCAGGTTCGTTCCACGCCTGCGATCATCAGTGGTTCTTGTCTTTGGTGCTGCTGGTTTAGGGGCAATCGCAGCCGCAACAGCTGATAATGCAAGCCCAACAGCTAGCGTTACTACGACTGTAACTACATCGTTTTTTACGTCAGGAATGAACTGGTAGCCGGGCGGGCGCTGTCCGTTATATGCCTCTGCTTGACCAACAAAATCCCAATATTCTGCTTCTGTTATGCCGACAAAATTGCAGAGTTCGGCTTCTGCCGGTAGCAACGCTCGACGGCCACTAGGCCCCCGATGGGGCTCCATACCACCTCCGACCCGGCGAAGCTCAGCCATCCGTATTCCCACCAAACTGCCAAACCGAAGCCACCCTCATCAGTTCGGCACAGTGCCACTACCCCACAGTCTAGGCAGTCGGTTTCAACGCCCCAGGCAGACAACTCCTCTCTGAAAACTGCGAGATCACCTTGGCGCAATCGCCGATACCAACTGCGCTGTGGAGCAGGTGAATCGATGCCGTAATACTTCAGAACAGTGCGTGCCAGGGACAGGCAATCAGCAGCGTTGTGCTGCGTAGGTTCTGCCCCCAAGCGATAGGAGAGTCCGATCAGATCAAGCGGGTTCAAATGTTGCTGATGCTGCCTGTGATTGGCAGTGACCCCACCTGAGAAGACTGTAGAACTTTGCTTGGTGCGTTTAAGCCGACCGCATCAATCGCGCTGGACAACACGATGTCAACCGTTGTTTCGTCGTAAGCCAGCGTGCTGCACAGCCAAAACTCAGTTGTGAGTGTTTTGGACACTTCAAAACTAGAAGTCATGACGCAGGTGTCGACACGCACGCGCCAGCGTTCATCGACAGCCTTCTTTGCAATGCCGGTTGCTAACCAGTTGCTGGACATCATCAAACCGGCTTCGAGGTTGTCGCCCGTGCGTGACTTGGCCGCGCCTTGGTACATGAACGACAGATAGCTGTAATTCTGCGAACGAAATCTGATAGTGGTGTCGACCTGGCTGTTTTGGTAGCGGTACTGGACTTTGTCGCTTGAATTTGTGACCTCAATAAAGGTCGTCAGTGCAGTGATGCTCATAGGCCCAGCTTGGAGCGTCTAGCTCTTGAGTTTGTGAGGCTGGACATCACACGGGCTTCGCCTTGCTTTGCTCCAGCTGATGTGGCTTGTGCTCCCATGGCGCGAACATCCTGAATCGTGGCGTACTCGACGTTGTTGATGATCGAAGTTTGCAGGTTGAACAAAGGCACATCGCCGTTTGCAGGTGATGGCCCGTTGCCGCCACCTGTTGCGTTGTCGGGAACAACGCTGTTGCCGCGACTGCCAGCTGTGTAACGAGCCATGCTCTCGCTCATCTTGCTGGCTGGAATCACATATTCCGGCTCGCCCCCTTCGCCAATCAGCGCAGGTGTGGGGCTGGTGACGTAGCCGCCCTCCGCCATCTTGTAGCCCCGAGTGAATACTTGATCCCAAGGACCAAAGAAATTTTGCTTGGTCTTATCAAGCGGTGCTCCTCCTCCAATACCAGCAAACGCTTTGGCGATGCCGATTGCGATGTACTGCGCGATCATCGTCGCGGCGGTCTGAATCAACAGGTCGGCAATGTTGTTCAGGAAGTCGGCAAATGCTTCCTCCGCTGTCTTCGTTCCAGCGACAACATCACGTAAACCTTGCGTCAGACCAGTTGCAAATGCCT